CTAATGGTTAGTACCACGATTGTTTTCTATGTACTGAGCGAAATCAATTACCTTTGCTGGCTTTCTCTTAGTAGCAATCCCTAGTCGTTCCATGTCTAATTTAAAAAGTTCGTTCGGATATCCATACGCATCAAATCCCTCTGGCTGGCAAATATCTCTGTTCAGATACTCACTAAGTTCCCACTGATACTTTGCTTCTTTCTCCAGCTTCTTACCAAAATACTGTGCATCCATTACCATTCTGTTAATGCCACCAACCGATTTCCTACCATGAGTTTTGGTTATAGTTGTATCGCCTGACATTTTAAAATACTGCTCTATCTGCTCCTCGGAATATCCCATTTCCTGCATCATGCCATGAATTACACGGATAATATACATTGCATAGTAATTCCAGTTTCTTGGTTCAATATCTTCCGCGTATGCATAATCACTACCGTCCGGAGCCATCATGTTCGCGCTTGTCACATAGTAGTCTTCCTTACCGACATACTGTCTGAAGGTCAGGTACTTTGCTTTGTCCAAGATTGCGATATAGTCCTCGATTCCTTCCGGAAGGAGCTTGAGCATCTTTGCCTCAGAGATAGGGAAACTCTTCACTTCTCCGATGCTCTGCGATTCCTTTGCTTTGCAATACAGTCCGCAGACAATTCCTGCATTATTGATATCCTGCACTCTGCCATCCATTCTCTGATATCTCGAATTGGAGCAGACTACCTGAATATAGATGTTGTTGATGCCTTTTCTTTCCTCCTGCATTGCTGTAACATACTCATCAAGGCTCTCGTTGCTTCTCTTCATTCTTGCCTCACACACAAAGAAAAGAGGTCTCTTGTACTTTGTGAGGAAGTCGTTGGCGATGCTTGCAAGGGAAGCCCACAGAGCTCTTGAGGATGTACCCACAATGTGAGCATACTCAAAGGCTGTGTTGTTGTTGATCAGGCTCTCTACCGCGCTGATCACATCCGCGTTACTCATGGACGGGGCTGTCGTTGAAAAGCTGAAGGTATCTCCTTCCTTGAAGCTGTCTCCTCCGGCTGCTTCCGTGAACTTTGCGGTGAGCCCGGTATTGGCAAGGACTGCCTCTCCATTCAGAGGGACTGTCATTTCCTCGCTGAAGGTATTGCCTCCATCTAAGGAGTATGCATACCCGGCTTCATTGTTCTCTCCGTCATCTGTGACCTTGATCACAATGTCGTATGCATTATTGGGCTTTCCGCTCACTTCGAGGGTTCCCTCTCCTGTCTTGACTTCCTTGACTTCCCCGATGGTTCCGTCTGTGGTTGCCTTGACCGGGATGCAGTAGATCGTAGCTGCTCCGTTCTCCACAGAGTCGATGCAGGCATCCGCGAGCGGAGTGTTGCCAACCTTCTCCTTGATCTTCTTTGCATCCATGCTGCCAGTGATCAGGATAGGGGTTGTGCTCTCAATGTTAGAAATACCGATCTTGAACTGTACACCGCTTCCTGTGGAGCTGCTACGTCCAAGGTTCCCGTCTTCTACGGTTACATTTACATCTCCGTACATTATCCCTTCGCCTCCTCTTTTCTACCGTCAATCGGTGCTGTCTTGAAGTCCTCAACCGCCTTGGTGAACTCATTCTCCTCGACCTGTCTGCCGGACTTCCATTTCTTTGCTGCTTTTACGCCTTCAAACATGGCATCTGATACTTTGTATTTATCTCTAAGCTCTTCGATGCTCATGTAGGCTGTTTCTTTGTTTGCCATGTTTTATCCTCCATTTTGAATATTGCCGATCTCCACCGCTTTCTTCGTGAAGTCGGCATATATACCGCCTTCAAATGTGACATCGAACTGTACAGCTATCTTTGCCTTCAGGACACTATCGCCCTCTTCAACCCAGTCCGCTTCACCTACTACGATATTCACCCAGTTTCCATCATCCTCCATGCCTTTCCCGATCAGTCTGAGGAACTTCTCAAAAATCTCCTCACACTTATCTTCCGAGGCATCTGCGATGATCACCCGGAGCTTTGTGTCCCTGCTCCACAGCTTGACCCTGCGCTTCCGTTGCCCCTCTTGGTCTACAAAGTTTCTTTTTGAGCCTGAGCGTGCGAGAGTCTCCCCATTTCGCAGAACTGCGCCAAGGTGTGACTCGTTCGCCTGCTTTAGCTTTTTCATTGTGGTGTAGACCTGACTTTTGATTCCGGACTCCTTCAGCTTTGCGATCAGGTAGTCTTTCTCTTTCTTCATGTCTTACTCCTTGAATATTTCCTCCAAGCTCTCCCGGATATCAAGTTCGTCTTCATCACTGATACCAAGGAATGGTCTTGGCGGAATGCTTATCCTGACAGAAGCAGCTCTCCGCCACTGCCCTCCAACTTTGAAGGTGAGATACTTCGCATTCTTAGCTCTTATAGTTCTCTCGTCACCGAATTGGAGTGTGGCAGCCCTTATGTCATTCGTGCCGACTGCAAGTCCGCTCTCATCTGCCTGCGAGTGGATACTTGTCTTCAATGTTGTCGTATCGGTCAGCGTCTTGCCGCCTGACTCTCTTGCCCGGATTGAAGGTGTCCATCCGACTCCCTCCGGGCTCTTTTCGCTTTGGAATCTCTCGACCGTTGAGGTACGGAGCCCCTCAGCGATGGAGTTCAGAACCCCACGCTTCTCAAGGCTCTTCAGTTTATTGAGACGTTGGAGCAGTGCATCTGTATCTCCGGACATCTCTGCCCTGATTGATGACATTCAATCACCATCCTCTCATGCTGTCCCTTGAGAATATTCGCCCTGAAGACTTCATCTTGAAGCCGTTGGCTGCATTCCCACTGCCTACAGCCTCATCCTCAGCTCCTACGCTGATGGTGCCCTTGGCAACCTCCGTCAGGAACTTGATGGCTGCATTGTAGCGGTTCAGGAAGGTCTTCTCCCTCTCGCTCTCGTCTATTCCTGTACGCGACACAAGGTTATATACAGCAATATCCTTCGCGAGCTTGTTGATGACCTGTGGTGTCTTCGTGAATGGTACCTTGTACCGCTTGGCAAGGTACCCGTCAATCTCAGCGCAGGCATCGCTGATCGCATCCTCGCACAGGGCGGTGATCTTCTGCTGCTTCTCATCCGCGTCCTCGATATACTCATCTCCGATGATGGAGTTCACCATGTCTTCCTTGATCATTTTGAGCACTTCGCCCGTGGTACAATATCCCATATCATTACTCCTTAACCCTGTGCCTTTGTTGCTCCGGTGGAACCATATGCCATCTGCCAGAAGCCATATCCGGCATTGCTACGACCGTCAGCTCCGTAGATAAACTGATTGTTCATGAACACGTTCTCATCGGTATCCTTATTCCATTGATATCCGAAATTATTAGTAACAATGGATTTAAAATAAACAATGATAAAACGCATTTG